AGACCTCAAGTTTGATACTATCTACAAGGATCTAATGCACATAGGTGGCGGTATCGGTAAGCATATCTACGACCTGTACGGTAAGAAGTACGGAGAGAAAGTGATGCTAGCCAGTGCGTATGCCAAAGCATTCGAAGATCAGCGTATTGAATGGAGCACCTACAGCAAGGTGCACCGCCTTATTCCAACCGGGGTACGGAACCAGATGATTGTCCAGCCCAACCCTACTGTTAAGTCTAACTCTCAACAACTCACTCTCGATGTGTGTGATTATAGTCAAGAAGCAACACGGGAAGCTTGATCCCTCTATCGCAGCTCAAGCACTTGCATACAACCCTCACGGATTCGGTATCCAAACGCTAGACGACGGAACCGTATACCGCACCATGGACATCCGTGAAGCTCAGGACTGGCTACAGTCTGAGCGTCCATACATTTTCCACGCTCGCCTGACTACAGTCGGTGAAACCAACCTGGAGAATACTCACCCAGTTCGAGTCAACGAACACAACTGGCTCTTCCACAACGGAACTGTAGCAACTCCTCATACATGGGATACCAAAAAGTCTGACACACGCTTTGTCGCAGAGACTTTGCGTAAGACTCCGTGGCAATCATGGAAGGATATTCTTTCTCTTACTGACAGCCGGTTCGTGTACACTCGTGAATCTAAAGCTGGTAAGTGGTACGTCAATCGTGTAGGAAACTGGCACGAAAGAGACGGCGTATTCTACAGCAAGCCTAATGTGCTAGACAAACCTCATCTCGTTGCAGTGTACGGCACTTTGCGAAAAGGCTTTGGCAACCACGGCCTGCTGCAGTCTGCCGGTCTTCTTGGAGCTGGTAACACAGTAGACCAATACGCTATGGTCTGTGAAGGCATCCCGTATGTCGGATCGGAAGTTCGTCAAGATGGGCACAACATTGCAGTAGAAGTGTACGCTGTTGATGATGAGACCATCCTACGCCTGGATGATTTGGAACGTCACCCAGAATGGTACACTCGCAAAGAGGTGCCCATTACTTTGGACAACGGTATGACTGTCAATGCTTGGTTGTACTTCAACGATACCGTTAACTACGAAGGTGTTCAGTTCTATAAAGACTTCGAACACTACCGTACCCCTGTAGGGCGTACCATGTACCGACCTACAATCTTTGACGAAATCGAGGAGATTGATGGTCCAGACTTTGGCTACGACTTTCTATGGGACGAGAACGAGAAGATGTGGTTCAACCTAACTACGGAGCAGTATCTTACTGACGCGGAGTACAAGGAGATGACCAACGCACAACTGAGCTTATTTACATGAACTACTTCGATATCAAAGCTGTAAGCAACAGCTCACTGTCGTACATCAATCCGGAGAGCGGGGGTAATCCCCGCCTCTTCCGGAAATTTCTCGATGGTCAACTAGATGAAACCACCTCCAAATCTTTTGAGATTGGAACGCTGATTCACGAAGAGCTGCTCGAGCCTGGTAAGCTGGACATCGTACCTTCAGATACTCCCGGACCAAAGACACAAGATATTATCGATGCTCTTTGGGACAGGCTGTATGCTAACGTAGACGAGACTGGCATTATTGAACTGGAGTTAGACTCACTGTCTCCTGAGACGTGGGAAGCAGTTATTCCTGCAGACTTTTACCCGAAGTACACTCTACAGACTAAGATCAATAGAGTTGTCCGTGAGGGTGGGATGTATTGGAAAGCCCTGTACAGCACCCAAGGCAAGAAGATTGTTGACCCCGCTACCTACCATATCGTTCAAGGCTGTATCGAGTCTATCAAGCTCAATGAAGTGGCAGACCAACTCATCTGCAAAGATGGGTTTGGTCATGCCGATGAAGCCATGGCAGAGACAGAGATTACCTTTGACTTGCCTTGGGAAGCTGAGAATGAGATGGAGGTTACAATCCCTATCAAGGCTAAGATTGACCGCATCCTTATGAATCATAAGGAGAAGACAATCACGCTGGTCGATCTTAAGACGACAGCAAAACCTTTGGGACGCTTCGAAGAGACTCTCGCTATCTATCGCTACTACCGGCAGCTAGCTTGGTATCGCATGTGTTTGCAGACTGCATACCCGGACTATCAAGTAACGGATTGCTACATCGTCGCAGTGCAAACCAACAAAGAGTATCCAGCAGAAGCATTCAAGATTGACGAAAGCTATCTGCGTCAGGGTGTCCTTGAATACGAAGCACTACTCGACCGTATTGCATTTCACATGAGCCGCAACAACTGGGGTAACTCTATGGAGACTCAGATGGGGCTTGTACAAAACCTAGTGTTACCAGATGATCCTACCAACGTATGACCACGTTGTAGGAGCTGATTGGGCAAAGCATCTCGATGCTGAGTTCAAGTCGAAGTATATGCAGGATCTCAAGGAAAAGCTTGAGGTCTGCTATACTTACGGCACAGTTTATCCTGCACGTAAGAATATTTTTAGAGCTTTCAGGGATACCCCTCTCCTGGATGCCCGCGTACTCATCCTCGGCCAAGACCCATACCATGACGGTGTGGCAACCGGCCTTGCGTTTGATGTAGGCGATAGTCCCAAGATCAATCCGTCTTTGAGAAATATCCAAAAGGAAATCAAAGGCAGCGTTGGTCCCCTGAAGAAGGAGGGCGGCAACCTTAGCCATTGGGCTGAGCAAGGCGTCCTCTTGTTGAACACCATCCTTACCGTAGATAAAGGCAAAGCCAAGTCACACCACGGTTGGGGATGGGAGAAGTTTATTGCTGCAAGTCTTAATGCACTCAACTACCGTGGCACCACTGATCCTTTGGTCATTATGCTATGGGGTAAAGCTGCACAAGAGTATGAGCGCTTCTTTACTATGCCCAATCAGCTAGTGTTGAAAGCCCCGCATCCTGCTGCCGAAGGGTATGCAGGAGGCAAGGCTGGGTATTTTGGATGCGGTCATTTTGCTAAGGCAAATAACTTCCTAGTACAACATGGTTCCGCTGCTATTGAGTGGTAACCTGGTTGGCTGAGTGATGGAATTGGTAGACATGACAGACTTAAACTCTGTTGGGCAGCATTGCCCGTGCGGGTTCGAATCCCGCCTCAGCTACAATCTTTTAGTTATATTTGTCGCATGGCCCGCGTCAAAGAAACAATCAAGTTAGAGAAGGCGTCAGTATCCCGACCAGGGGTACATGCCAAGACGAAGACATCCGTCAACAAGCAATCTAAGCTGTACAAAAAGAAATACAGGGGACAGGGCCGATAACTACCTGTCATGCACCCCTACGAAGTATTCGACACACCTGAGTTCAAAGCCTTGTCTTGGTACAAGCGCTTTGGCTACCGGCTACGCGTTGCATTCTTCGAGTTTATTTCTATGTACTAATGTTTCATTGGACTTCTGTAAGGATGGTGTACCTGCTCATGTCAGCAGTACTCATCGTCGCATACGCAGCCCAGTCTTGGGGTGTGGTTCTCTTTGTATGTGCCATGCTTCAACTCGGCGTCTGGACAAAGTTTTGCCCCTCTAAGTGGTTCTTTGAAAAGATCGGCTTTAAGAAATGCCAGCTCTGACCGGCATATCAAAAGTCTCTCGGTACGCTCTTGCTATTGCTGGTCTTATCATGTTCACCTTCTTTGGTGTTCAGACGTGCATTGTCTTTGAGCTATGCCCTCCGAGCTATGAGCTAGCCGCCTTTGGCTATTGCTGTGTTATTGCTTTTATGCCTCCATTCTTTTGGGTAGTTCGTGAGTTTCTACAGAACAAAGCTGCCATCAGTAAGTCACTGTCTCAGAAGAATATCTACCTCGAACATGCTGCCAAAATTATCCGGCACGACATGCATTCAGGTATCAATACCTATTTACCACGCGGCATTAAGAGCTTGAAGCGTCGTCTGTCTGAGGATGACATCAAAGCACTGAAGATTAAATCTCCTTTGCAGCTGATAGAAGACGGGCTACACCATGCTCGTAAAGTATATAGCGGCGTGTATGAATTCACCAACCTTGTTAAGGAAGGATCTGAAATGCACAAGGAGGAATGCAATATCAAGAGCATTCTAAATGACTACCTGCGCCTGACAGCCTACAAGAATCAAGTCATATTAGATGACAATCTCCCTACCATTCTAGCAAATGAAGCGTTATTTTGTACAGCAGTAGACAACCTCATTCGGAACGGCCTTAAGTACAACGACAGCCCAACCAAATTCGTTAAGATCTACTACAAGGAACCGTTCATCTTTATTGAAGATAACGGAAGAGGCATGACCCAGGAAGAGTTTGAATTCCTGTCCAAGCCGTATAAGAGAAGAGAGAATCAGAAAGAAGCAGGTACCGGACTGGGCCTCAACATCTGTATTGAAATCCTGCGAGAGCACGGATTCACTTTACGCTCAACACGACTGGACACTGGAACGCTACTAACAATAAAAATATGATTGACTCCCTCCTGCTCATTGACGACGAAAACCTATTCCACTTGGTTTTTGAAGACGCCTGCTCTCTCCTCGACATGGCGCTTTCAATTGAGGCGCTGGACTCGAGCGATGAGGCTGATCGTAAGTTTCGTGAGTGGTTTCCCAATGACCCAAATCACGAACGCCCTGACTGTGTATTTGTAGACCTCAACATCATCGGCTCTTCTTTCGATGGTATTGAGATGATTCGCAAAATCAATACTGACTACGGCAATGGCTGCGTGATTGGAATCATCAGCTCATCCGAAGACCAAGAAGAGATTGACAAAGCCAAAGCAGTTGGCGCACAATTCTGGATCATCAAGTCTGACGACATCGAGCCACGTCTCGAAGATTTCAAGGCAGACTATCCCGGCTATCAGGATAAGTCTGCGCCGTTCAAAGTATACAGATGAACCTAGGCCCAGCAGCAGAACAAGCTATTCTCAAGCTCCAGTCCCGCAAGGTTTACTTAGAAGGTAATATCCTTAAGGTTCTGGTATCAGATAACGAAGAGTTTATCAGCTACCTGCGTAAGTGCAAGGCCCGCGACATTGACTCGCGTAAGAAACGCTTGGCTATCACCAAGCAGGTACAAGAGCAGAACAAGGAATTGCTTGATGCCGCTGCTGAGAACTCTCAGCTTACCCAAGAGTTAGAAGAGGCACTTAAAGCAGCGGAGAAGCTACGCGATCGAGCTGTAGAAGATTTAGAGACCCTACAAAAGAAGACTCAGTTTGAGTTGGTAGGTAAGATTGTACGCGTCGCACTGGCTACCATTTTATCCATCGGCTTCATGGTATCCGGGCTGTTCATCATCAGCATGTTTACCGACAACAACAATGCTATCGTAGAGTCTACCTGGAGCAACCTCATGGGTATTCTCTTGACAAACTCCTTCTCTATTGTCGGCACCATCATGGGTGTCAAGTATGCAACAGAGAAGTAATCAGACCCAAGTCACCTTTATCGTCAGAGCTTTCTCTTTCAAGTCGTAGAACTCTGACCTCACGATCTGCTCAATAATTGGGTAGAGGTAGCAGTGCATTACATCCTCCTCACTTGTTTCTGTGAAGATGCGTTGTAACCCGTTATCACCTATTCCGGCATCAATGTGGATGAACTTGAAGTCTTTCGAAACAACAGCCTTAACTACTTGATGGTATGTGTTGTTGACCTCTTTCATCCGTAGGGGAATCCAGCCAACATTACCAGCAAATCAGCCGAGCCGATAATGCCATCACAGTTGTAATCAAACATTGAGTTATTTGCGGTTACAGGATTGCCATAAGCACCCAGTAAGCTCAACAAATTCATGAGGTATGTCAGTCCATTAACCATACCCTTCTTACGTTATGTAAGATGAAAGGTTACGGCGCAGGGACATCAATCCTGATAGCGTACACTCCAGGTATATCTGTTTCTACTAAACGGTACATGTGCCCTTGGTAATCATAGTACTCTGTATTCAGTACCATTTCATGCTCAAAGTGGGCTACCGGAAAATGCCCGTCCCATACAAGAGGGATTATTAGATCGGCATTAAACTTCTCAGGATGTACATACACATTCTTTGGGGCCGTCGTACATCCTACAAATAACAGTGCTAAAAGCAATACTACAGTTTTCATAGACGGCAATGTAGCAGTGCTGCAAAGTCTATCGAAGTATTTATCGTATAAGAACACTTATGTTCAGCGGAATATTGTTACATGCCCTTGCAAGTCCAGCGTCAGACCACTCAAGCCTTTTGCTTTAATTACCCATACGTATACGCCATCAGCAACATAGTAATTACGAGTTGGTCCTTGCCCGTACCATTCCACTTCAGGATCAAATGCCTGCCATATCATATCACCCCAGCGGTTGTACACCTGTATATGCCAATCTAACCAGCAGCTCGGGTCAGCCATTGCAGCATAAAAGCTGTCGTTGATACCATCATTATTTGGTGAGAAGGCATTGGGCACAAAGACAGATGAACAGTCTTCTTCTAGCAGGCCTTGCTCATCGCAGGGCAGCCCGGTCTCACAGTCTACGAATTGGATTTCATATTCATACACTGTGTCTGTCTCGTAGATGTATTCATAGAGTACAATCTCCTGAATCAATGTATCTACAACCGTAGTGTACACGGTATCGACTTGATATATCTCTAGGGTATCCGTGACATAGACATACTCAATTTCTGTCTCAGTCAGAATCAATGTATCCAGCACGTTGATGTACACTGTATCGTACACATCTACGTACACGGTATCATAGATGTACCACTCCCATGGCACGTACACCGTGTCAACTACGAAGACTTCTAACGTATCA